AGTTCGAGGTGGGCGCAATGGTCGCGTTCCACTCGATATCGCGCAGCCGGGTAGCGGCGTCTTCCTGATTGGGCTGGGTTTGGGTCGGAGTTTCAGTCTTCTTGACCTCTGGCAAGTTCAGAGGCTTTGCCGCCATCGCGGAAAGACCCTCAAACGCCTTTTTGATTACTCCGTAACCTTCGATAAGCTGCTGGACGGCGGGATCGTCGCTCGACTGCGGAATGATCCGGTCGAGGAGCTTGAATTGCAGCGGCAAATCCTGATCGTGGAAGTACCCGACCACAGCTTTTGCCACGATGGACGAGTAACCATCTGGATTCAGTTCCGCAAATTTCGTTAGGGCCGCAGGGACGAGATTCTGAAACGCCTCCGGGTTCGCCTGGACCATCTGCGAGACGAGAGCCGGGTCACCGGACTGGAATTTCGTGTCGAAGTCGCGCCAGAATGTCCGTTCGCCCAGAGTCTCTTCGATGACCTGCTCAATCGGCATCGCATCGGGCGTTTCTTGGTCTTCGGAGAGCCGCTTGACCGATTCCAGCACAGCGTCGATGCCCTTCAGCCCTTCCGGGTGACGCTTGCCTACCTCGGTGGCGTCGTAGATGGCCTTGCGAACCTGGGCGACTGTCTTGGGGTCTTTGCCCTGGAAGCTGTCTTTGATCGACTTCCACAGCGGCGCACCAGAGAGAGCGGCGCCGCCCTCGATTTCTTCGCCCGCTGGCGTCTCTTCGCCTTCGACGGTTTCCGCGCTTTCGACTGGCTCGACTACTTCATCCACTACCGCGTCAATTACTGCGTCTTCAGGCATCGTTCGCTCCTAGACTGTTGGTTTTCCGGGTGCGCCCGGAGGTGCCGCGCCCTTGTTGACCTGCGTATTCGCTTCCGGGGCCGTCTGAATGCCGACTTGCTTATTCATCGCTGCTTGGCCCGCTGGTGGCTCGTCCTTGAAGTTGATACTCTCGCTCGGCGGCTTCAATTGCTGCATTGCCTGTGCCTTAGCCATCGCCTGCTGCGCCAAGAACTGATCGTGGACGCCTTTGTGGAGTCTAACATTCTGCACACCCAATTTGGCCTGCTCAATCGCCGTGACTTCCCCGATATTCTGTCGTAACCAGCAATCCTCGCTCGACAGATATTCCTGGCACTTTGCGGACTCCCATTGGTGGTAGTCGTCAGCCTCGGGCATGAGCGACGGAACCTGCGGAGGCGGCGGTGTATACGGAGGGTCAGGCAATCCAGAGGCGCGGGCCCGCAAAGCCTGCAGCGCGTGTTGCCGGTTATATTGCTCGATTGCCACTGAGTTATCGGTGGGCGGCTCACGCAACAGAATTTCCAGCTCCCGCGTCTGCTTCTTGTAGGCAATTGCCGGGGTCAAAACCAAGTCGGGGTTGCCGTTCAGTTGCAAAAACTCCTGCCAGTTGTCTGGGCTCTCAAACAACGTCTGCCCGATAGGAGACTGCGCGGCCATCTGGATAATCGTTTGCAGATTCTGCCGCTTCGATGCGGTCGTTTCGGGGAAGCTCGACTCCGAGATATGCGCGTGGAACTTGCCCTTCTTCAGCCGCTCCAGTTTTAGCGTCACATTCTTGCCGTCGCCCGAGGTCACAACAATCTCAGACCCGTGATCCGGGTTCTCGCTCGCCAGCAATGCAGCCTTGGTGTAAATCCCTCCGAACATCCGTTGCAGGTTCGCCCACGCTGGTCCGAGCATCCCCATCGCCTGAGAACGATCCATTGCCTGCCCGGATGCCGTCTGGTCGGGCTTCGACTGGCCTTCCAGTGCCGGGAGAGCGCCGACAAGTTCCTGGGACAGCATCCGCAGCTCAGTGATTGCCTCGTCAAAGCCTGCCGGGGACTCCGCTTGCGGCTCGCGGTAGAAACTTTCTTCAATTGGGTGCCCTGGGTCGGCCATCTTCAACTGCACGACATTTCCCGGCTTCGACCGCTGGTCTACAATCGCGTCGTAGTCCTCGGCGTCGCCCCGGAAATAAGTAAAGCTCCAGCCCTTCTCGTAATTCTCGCGCTTGGCGTTCATGTAGTCATTGAACGCATCCTGCACAACCTTGTCGGGCTCCATCAGAGCGCCGCCGCTCAACCCGTCCCTTTCGACCGGGAAGCCCACATCCAAGGCGTCGTCGGGGCATTCGTTCCATGACTCTGAATAGCTCTTGCCGATGTACTTGACGTGCGCCCCGTCAGGATAAAGCATCTCCATCATTTCCTGAATCGTCTTCGTGCCGTCCGACATTTTGCCATCTGGCATCTCTCCGGTGTACGGCTCGTCCATCGACTTATCGGTAAACCCATCAGGCCGGAGAAAGCAGTTCATCTCCGTTGTGAGATAGGAGAGCGCCATGCCAGTCAGGTAATACGATTTCTTGGCCTGCCGCGCTCCGATGCGGGCGTAGCGTTCCCAGTCCGACTCGCCCAATCCTGCTTCGCCGGGTGCGATCTTGCTCTCGATCCATTCGTTCTGCGCCTTCGCTGTCAGCGCGTCCAGATCGTCATACAGAAAACAATAGAGCGCGTCACAGAAGGAGTCGCAGACGATGGGCACCTTCGATTCGAGAGTCCCATAGATGCGTGCCGTCTCCATCGAACGCGGCGTCCCATCGGCATTCTCGCCAAACTTGGCTCTCGATTTGAGCGTAGAAGTCCATGCCACGCACCGGCCCGAAAGCTCGAACATTCGCGCGATGTCCTGCTGAATCTTCTTTATGTCATTGTTCTGGTCGAAGAGGTGACGGAATCCCTCAGCCGTCTCAGCCGCTTCAATGTCCTCTGATTGACCGGGCCGGTCAGGGGTAAAGTCCACCGCTGGTTCGTTTTGGGTGAGTACAGCGTCCAAGCTGCGTCTACGTATCCTAAAAATGTTGTACGCCCCCATGAACTCTGGGCATTCAATCGACTTGCCATTGCCGATATTGACATAGCCACCTGCCGTTCCAACCTGATAGACGCCCGTCCCCCAATTCGGATAGACGTGCTGCACGCCATCGTCGTAGAACCGCAAGATGCGATCCATCAGCACTTCAATGCGCCGGTCGTAGGTGTCGCGCGCCTGGTACTTCTTCACCAGCCGGTCGAAGGCGTCTTGCAGCACTTCAGGGAGGTCGCGGTTATTGACGCCGTAGGTTGGCGGGTCGTCCGATTGCGGCACAGACTCAGGTGCGGCTTCGTCGGCTAACTGTTCTTCGAGATCAAGAACCTCAGTTGAGTCGGGCAATTTCGGCTATCCTCTGCGCTGTTTCCAGTTTGTCGGCTACATCCTGTGCCTGAAGAATAGCAGCAACGGCGCGTTCCAGAGTGCCACAGCAAGCCTTAGCACCCACCGGCACGACTGAGAGGCAATAGGGGCAGGACATCTCTTTCTCTCTGCGCTCGCGCCACATTGCCTCCATCTGCTCGCGCACGAAACCAAGCTTCTCGACGCCGCGCACGTACTCAGGATCGTTGTTCGCGTTGGCTTCGTTGATGGCGTCGTTCAAGTCCATTTACTTGCGCCTCTCGGCATAAACCGTCATAAATCTTCCTTCACGCTTACCTCCGATGCACTTGTATCCCTGAAGACGAAGTGACAAGTCCAGCAAGAAAATGATGAGGCGTACCTTCATTTGCGCATCCCAGCATAACCTTTGGCAGAACGAGCGTCCCGCCGTGTCTGTGCGTCTTTCGAGTCCAGTGCCGCGTCTATACGAGAAGCCCCTAACTTCTCCCCTTGTGGCACGCCAAGCTCCCGATGCAGCCTGCCGGGGTGCGAAGTCCACGAACCCTTCTCGCCAAGGTCTACTTTCTTCGTCTTGTGCTTCTCGAACAGTCCCGCCATCACAACCCTCCCAACGGCTTCTTGCGCTCCGGTAGGCCCTTGCGCTTGGTTGCCGCGAAATCATGCAATTGAGAGTGGCTCATCTTCAGTAAACCTTTATTGCGGTCGTAGAGCTTACCGGGAGAATGCTCGGCTATCGCCATCGCTTCCTGCTCGGCTTTGGACTTGGCTGGAATAGTGACTCGCTTTCAGGCTTCTCCAACACTGCCTGCACATATCGTGCAGGGAATCGCAATGCCACCGCCGCCCACCGGGAAATACGATCTTCCGACCGCAGTCACACCGACGAACGGCGGTCATGGCTAGTACAGAACGACGGTGCTCGAAGCGTAGGCGCTCCCAGGCGTGGAGTTCTTGTACGACAGCGCGCCAGAGATGCCACCCCAATTGAGAATCGTCACATTGGCCGAAAGGCTATTGTAGCCGGTAACAAACGTGGTGAATCCCGCGTTGGTGGTGATGCCAGCCGCTTGGAAGAATGCCTGATCGCAGACGACCAGACCACCGCCGTAAGACTTAGCCGCCGTCGCCGCTTCCTGTAAGCCGAAGTCGCCAGATTTGACGAGGTCTCCCTGACCATGAGCATTGGCGAAAGTCGCGGTGATGGTGCAGGTTCCGTAAATGGTTGGAGTCGGATTCGACACAGCCGAAGGAGTGACCGTCTCGATGTTGGCTCCCGAACCAATAGTAATCGGGATGCCAGCGACCGGAGAAACCGGCTTGCCATCGGGAGTGTAGACGACGCCCAGGCCCAGGGTGACGGAGTAAGTGCCGCCGGCGGCTGCGCCCGAGACGACCTCAAATGCAGGCGTATCGGGGTTGACGCCATACGCGTAGTTGAATGCGTTGAACTCACCGGAAAATTTTGTGCGTGGCATGGTCTATCCTCTCGATTTGCTACATTCCGCCCAAGGGCGCTTGTTCCTGTTCCTGATGCTGCGGCTTGTCCTCTGCGCCCTCTTCGCCGCCCATGAACGCTTTCAGGCCCTCGCCCATCTCTTCCGGCGAGTCGTGTTCCTGCGTCTCCTCGTGGGTGCCGTCCTCGTGCATTCCGTGGGTGTGGCCCGAGAAGCCGTCATGCTTGGCGTGGTGGTGTTTGGACTCGGGCTCGTGGACGTGGGCGATGTGGGTGGTCATATGCAGGAGATCGGGATGCTGTTCCTCTTGGCCGTCCTTGACGGTGTGAAACGTCCCATCGCCGTGGTCGTGGACTTCCATCGGCGCGCCGCCCTCCGGCTCCTTGATTCCTTTGCCCATCTCGTCGCCCATCTTTGCGGAAGGCTTGGAGCCCATCGGTTTGCCCTTGGATGTGGGCATGTCCGCCATCATCTTGTTCAGTCCGTAGGCCATTAGAGAGCCGCCTTTTCAGTGGTGTTGTCCGTCAAACCTTCGCCCTCGGTCTGCGTCCAGTCGCCGGCATCGCCATCCACACCACTGGACTTTGCGAGAGGATCGGCCTTGAGAGGGGTGGCTTCAGTCGGCGGCAAACCCAGAGCCTCGCGCTCTGCGTGTCCATCGGTCACTTCATAGCCGGGATTCAACTCCTGAACAGTCGGCATTTAGTTCTCCAATTCTCGCTCTGCCTTCGCAAGCTGCTCGGCAACCTCGCGCTCAAACACACGCCGCACGTCGCCTGAGTTCTTGGCATGAATAATACCATCATTCGGCTTGGCTGCCTGAATGCGGAGCTTTTCGACAAGAGCATCATAGCGCGATTCGACCTTGACGCAACGCTTCTCCCACTCGTCGCGGGCAAGCGTCATCACTCTAGTGGACTCGCTCGCGCTAACGTAATTATTGTGCAGATTGTCGCATTTGGTTCGCCAATACAATTCCCGCCGC